AAGCAAATCAGTCATGATTTCTGTGGCTCCTATGCGTACCGCTGTCGGCGGCGCTGGCGTTTGATGTGGCGCAGGGCCATGAGCAGCGGGCGGGCAAGCGGGATGCGATCGAGCCCCCGTGGCCCGGCTACATCTGACGTCGACGGCCGCTGCACCGCAACCTGTGGCGAGCACAGGTGGAAGCGAACGTCGGGGTTGGCCCGCCTGAACCATACGTACGCTCCATCGATCGGCGGAGGGCTTGGGTGAGATGCCAGGCCCTCGAGAAACGGCACCAACCGCGCCACCGCGTGAGCCGAGAACCCCATGCAGTGCGAGCCGTGGATATGGTCGTCCGCGAACAGCCCGTAGCCGCCCCACAGCACGTCAGTCGCGGGCTGCTGCTCCAGTGCTGACCGAGTGAAGTCAGCATCGTCCTCCAGTATGAGTACGCTCGCACCGGCACCGGCAGCTTCGCGCAGGATCGCAAGGTGGCTCTCGAAGCACCCGCGCTCGCCGACACTACGCCACGGTGATGCAGTCGCCGGCCGCGCCGCTTCCACGAACGCCACGCGCGGGTCGTCGGTTAGTCCCACCCGGCGCAGCTCGCCGAGCATCTGGCGGCGGCGATCGGGGCGGCTTGCAAGGTTGATAATCCGGATACGGTCGTACGCGTTAAACATCGGAGCCTATTACGTCGGTCAACAATCGGCCGCAACATCATGTCTTGAGTTGTTTGGGTGTTATGGCCTGACGACCTCAGCGAAGCTCGTCTCCCACACGAAACACACCTCATCGCCGGTGCGCAGTACGGTCGCATAGATCAGCGTCAGGGTCGGCAGGGCGGCATGGTTACCCAGCCAGTTGTAGTTGGCCTCGGTCACAAGCGCCGTGTCGAGGGGATTCCGGTTATTGAGGCGTCGGATTATGTCGCCGGGGCTTGGTGGTTTGGATGGGTTGGGTGTTTTGTCGAGGATGTCGCGCACGGTCACGCCGTTCCGAAGCTCAGCCATCGTCGCTCACCTTCTCGATCGGCGCCAGCTCGGCCAGCCGCGGGATCAGCACGCCCGTCTCGAGCCCCGTGCGCCACACTCGAACGGTCACGCCCTGCACGTAGGGCGAATGTGGTGGCCACATGTCGTCGAGCGGCACAGCGCCCTCGACCTGGCCGACGTCGCCCTCGCGTGCAACGGCGTTGTCGGCCCATCGCTCGGTGAACCGTACGGTGTCGCCGACGCGGTATGCGCGCGTATCAGTCATGAAGTCTCCATCAGATCGTCGACAACCCCCCGGACGTCCTCACCTGTGCGCAATATAGTCAGCTCGGCTATTTCGGCGACACAGCCGCAAGGGCAGGGGCGAACCTCCCTGACGAGCGCGACGTCACCTGGAGTCGTTCGCCGCTCGTCCGAGGCGTCATCACGCGTGAAGACCCAAGGCGGCACCCGCACCATGTCGCCAACCTTAACCCGGTTAAGTCTGCTCATGCTGCTTCCTTCTCGGCGGCCATGGCTTTCAGGGCTTCGATCGCCTCGCGCCTCGTCCAGTACGTCTGCGCCCCGCCGTCGATCGCCTGCTCGGCTATCATCGTGTTGAGCTCCAGCTCCTCGCGATGCAGGGCCACCGGCTTCTGGTCGTCCGGCTCGCGCTCCAGCGCCCACTTAGACGCCACGCAATACCCTGACGCGTAGTCACAGGGCAGCAACGCATCGTCGAGGCCATACACCAAGCACAGCCGCCCGCTCTCCGGGCTGACCATCGTTCCATCCCCGCCGACAGCGACGCGGGAGACGAAGTGGTACATCGTGTTGTTCACCACCACGCATGGCCGCTCCAGCGGCTGGTCGAGCCACAGATCAAGCTTCGACGGCCGCCCAGGCCGGCGCACACCTGCGACCGCGGCAGCCGCGGGCGATCCCCACTGCATCTGAGGCGGCAGCCGGCGACGCTTCCACTCTGCGGCGAGGAGGCGGGCAATCAGTGAGCTGGCGTCCCTGCTGAAATCTTCGGCGCACATCTTTTCCAGCTGATCGTCGAGCTGAGTTGGCAGCGTGATGGTGCGGCGGCGCTTGTCCGTCTGCTTAAGCATTGGCAAAGTAATCCTGTTGGTAGTTTTTGGGGTCAGGCGTAGGGCACACAACACATGTCACCCTTCGCACTACCAAAAATCATACGATCTATGTCGACGTTAGTGTAGACCTAGTGTTGAGTTAGTGTGCTGTAGGTAGCGGGTGTTTTGGGTGGTTTGCGTTGTGCTGTTAACGCAATCTCGAGCTCGACCGAACAAGTCCCTTACGCATTTTACGCAAAACAGGCCAGAAAGTGTAGTCCAGTTGTTCGCGAAAACGGCGGAAAACTGTCACTTTGTATCGAATGTCCCGTTTTCGCCAGCAGAGAGGCGGATCTGCAGGAAAAAATGCAAAACTATTTAATTATTTTCGCCAGAGTTCGGTGTGTAAGAAAAAAACCGGACAAATCGAACAACACCCTTACACCCACCCCATCCATCTAATACATATAATACAAAAAACCGCCCATTTCTGCCCCTGCCGTACCCCCGCCGACCCCCAAATTGGCTGTAAGGGTGTTGTCCGCCCACCGCACAACTACCTTACACACATTTGCAACGACTCATTTTTGGCTGTTTTGCGTGGTTTGCGAGGGCCTGTAAACGAATACTGGCGAGCCCCTCCAAAAGTTTACGCGTGATTTTTGGCGGTTTTCTGCGGGGTCGCGTAAACTTTGACTGCGCTACCGTCTTAACACACCCATACCAACGCCGCGCACAGCCACTACGATCACGTTAGCATGTGGCTATTCGCGCATCCGACCCATAATATCCAATCCACCCATCCCATCCATTACTTGCCTGAGCCCGAGTTTTACTTGGCACGAATACTATGGGTGTATTGTGCAATGCGCGCAGCACGACATAACATCCATTGAATACATATGCGGACTCGCGCCCGTTACATATGCAAAATCAGTCATGATTTGATGGGTGGCATGGGTGTGATGCGGTTGAACGCGCTGCGCGGCCGGCAGATCGGGTATGAAGCCAGGCGACTTAACCCGGTTAAGATGCGATATGCGTATCAGTCATGACGCGCAGTACTGCTAACGCAGTACTGCGCGAGTGCGTGTAGCGCGGGCTCGCGTGTACGCACGCGAGGGAGCATTAAGACACAAAAAATGGGGCCGCCGGTTAGGCGACCCCATGAGTTGGGTGGATGTGTTGTGTGTTAGGCTTTGCGGCCGTCGATGAACGTGCGCAGCAGCTTGCGGAGGTCGCCAGCCGCGTCCTTGTCCGACGACATGAGGCCGGCAAGCTCACCGGCCAGCTTGGGGCTGTCCGTGAGCATCAGCGCCGCGAAGCGAAGCTCCTCGATCGAGTGAGGCGCACCCGGCTTGATCGGCGGGAGCGCGGTCGCGGTCGCAGCCTTGCCCTTCGCCTTCTCGCCCTTGCGAGCGTTCGCGCCCTTGCGGACCTTCTGAGGCTTGAGAACGCCAGCCTTGGCGAGCGCGGGCCGCCCCTGCTCATACGTCGCGCGCAGCGAGGTGAGCGGCAGGTCATCGCACCCCTTGGGCGTGACGCCGTTGGCTTCGCAGAGGAACGCGACCTTAACGCGGGACAGGATGACGTCCGCGCTACCGGGCGTGTAATTGTCGAGCGCCGCCTTGAACAGAGGCGAGAACTCCGCCTGCCAGCGCTTTTCCGTGCAAGCACCCGCGTGCTTGGCAATGTCGCGCACGTCATGGATGAACGTGGAGTCCGCCCGCGCGTAGCGGGAAACAGCCGTGTTGATCGCGCGCTTAAAGTTATACTTGGACATGATGCTACCTCTCGAAAGAACGAAACCCGGCGGCCCGTCCGCCGAGTGTTAGTACGGTGCCACAAGCTAACAGATAAGTAAAGAAGCTAACCGGACTTGGACTTAACCGGGTTAAGTCATGGGACGGAGGGACATGGACGTACCCCCGGTGGGGCCCAGGCCGTGGCCAGGGGGCCGGTCGCTTAAGTAGTGCCTATAGCCCAAGGGCTATTTTTAGGCGGTGTAGTCTAGTTAACACCGTATCTCCTTGTAGCTGCGCAGGCGCCACAATATGCTAACACAGCCATGCCAACCCCCGATCGCGACTACGACTTCGACGAGGTCATGGAGACCTACCGCAAGGACGGCTCGCTCTTGCGGGCGAAGTCGCGCATCATCCTCGAGGAACGCTTCCTACCGGAGGCCTACCGCCGCCTGGGCGACGAAGCCGCCCCAACCAGCGCGGTCGTCGAGATCGCCAAGGTGCTGGTCGACATCGGTGACGTGAAGCCCAAGCAAAACACCCCTCCCACCCAAGGCCCCGGTTTCAGCATCACGATCAACCTCCCGGGCTCGGACAACCCACCCATAACAATCTCTTCCCCAGCCCACCATGTCATCGAGGGCGAGGCCACACCCGTAGAAGACGAGATCCCCGGCGAGAATCCCGCCCAGCTGCTTCCGCCCGAGCCGGTCAACTTCAACACGCCTGCAATGGATTTCATGTTCGATGCCCCAGAGGGGCTGGCGAGGGGGGCCGATGATGGTGGAGAAAGCTGAGCTCAGTGCCCTGGATGTCGTGGATGGGGTGGCTCGAGCCTGCCTGCAGGGGCGTGCGGATGCCGGCACCGCGGCGTTCATGCTGTGCGAGTGCCAGGGGGAGAGCGAGCAGGACCCGCTTGGGTTCTACCCGGTGGTGAGTCGCGGGGAGGACGAGGTCGAGGTCCTGGCGCTGGTGTGCATGGGATGCAGCGCGACCGGGTATTTCAATGACGGCAAGCTGGTGTGGACCGGGACCCCCGATGAGGACTGACCGGGTGCTTCGGTGGTCGATGGCCCTTGGGTTCTGCTTCGGCCTGCTCCTACCGCTGATCCTGGCGATGCTGGGGTGTGACCTCCGTCAGGTGCCCTGATGCAGCTCGACTATACTCCGCCCGGCACGGTTGTGCCGTTCTTCACGAGCACGAGCTTCGTGTCCCTCGTCTGCGGGCCGATCGGGTCGACCAAGACCACGGCCGCGCTGATGAAGATCGCGTACCACGCCAAGCAGATGGCGGCGTGCCGGGACGGCGTCAGGCGGTCGCGGGCGATCGTCGTGCGCAACACGCGCGAGATGTTGCTGGACTCGACCATCCCGGACTTCTTCAAGTGGTTTCCGGCCGGCGCCGCGGGCGACTGGCTCAAGACCGAGCGGCGGTTCATCCTCAGGTTCGACGACGTCGAGTGCGAGGTGCTGTTCCGCGGTCTGGATGACGCCAACGACGTGCGCCGGCTGCTGTCGCTGCAGGCCTCGTTCGGTGTCCTGGATGAGTACCGGGAGATTAACCCGTCGATCTTCGAGGCGCTCCAGGGGCGCCTGGGGCGGTACCCGGACGGCATGATGGTGCCGCATCGCCCGGAATGGGGCGTGGACGGGAAGGGTAACCCGATCCAGGGGTGCGTGACGGACGAGGGGAAGTCGAACGCGCACTTGTGGGGGGCGTCGAACCCGCCCGAGTATGACAGCTGGTGGCAGGAGTTCCTGGACAACCCACCCGACAACGCGTCGGTGACGTTCCAGCCCTCGGGCCTGGCGCAGGAAGCGGACTGGCTGCACCTGCTGCCGCCGGACTATTATCCCAACCTGGCCGAGGGCAAGTCCGAGGACTGGGTGGATGTGTACATCCACGGCCAGTACGGCCGCTCCCTGAGCGGCAAGCCGGTGTTCCCGGAGTTCCGCCAGGACTATCACGTCGCCAAGCAGCCGCTGCGCTACATCCGCTCGCCGGAGAAGCCGCTGATGATCGGGCTGGACTTCGGGCTGTCGCCGGCGGCCGCGATCGGGCAGCTCGACGTCCAGGGGCGCCTGCTGCTGCTCGCCGCGGTGACCAGCGAGGGCATGGGGATCTCGAGGTTCGTGCGGGAGAAGCTGAAACCGCTCCTGGTCGAGCGGTTCCCGGGCCACCCGGTGGTCCTGATCGGCGACCCCGCCGGCTCGCAGCGCGCGCAGACTGACGAGAAGTCGTGCTTCGACATCCTGAAAGCCGAGGGGTTCGTCGTCCGGCCGGCGAAGACGAACAGCATCCAGGCGCGGGTGTCGGCGGTCGAGAAGTTCCTGTCGCGCCAGGTCGATACCGGCCCCGGGTTCCTGGTCGACCCGCGGTGCGATGCGCTCATACGGGCCCTGCGCGGCGGCTACCGGTACAAGGTCAAGCCGAAAAGCGGCGAGATCGACATGTCGCCGGAGAAGAACCACCACAGCCACATCGCCGACGCGCTGCAGTACCTGTGCCTGCACGCGGACGGGGGGACGATGTTCGGGCCGGTCATCAACAGCGAGCGCCGGGAGATCAAGCGCGCCGTCGCCGGCGGTTGGACTTGATGCGATTCGCCGCAATATGCTAACACAAAATAGCGAACATCCTAACCCCCCGGAGCCGCGATGAGCAACGCTAACTTCACTGCTGCGTCGACGAGCAAGTTGACGTCTACCACGAGCTCCCAGACGGTAACCATCCCGGTCGGGTATACCGCGCTCGAAGTGTATAATGCTGCAGCCAACCCCCTCTACTTGAAGTTTGCCGCGTCTGTTGCGGTGCCCAGCAGCTCGTTCGCTGACGGCGTGATCGCGATCCAGGCCGGCACGACCCAGGTGTTTTCGATTCCCCCCGGTGCGACCACTCTGGCGTATATCGCTGAGACTGCCGGCGGGACCATGCTGCTATCGGTCGGCGAAGGTAGCTAACTAGCCGTGCTGCGTTCGCGGCTCACCTATCGAGTGCGTGGACTCGGCCAGCCTGGTGGCGGCACCGGCTCGGCCGGCTTCGCGCTGTCGGCGCCGACGCTGACCCGTACGAGCGGCGTTTCAACTTACCCGCCAACCGTCGACTTCACCCGTCCGATCGACTGGACCGACGGCATCCAGGCTGTGATGCAGCGGTCCCAGGACGCGACGTTCGCCACCGGCGTGACCGAGGCGATCAACACGATCACTGCAGCGGTCACGACTTACAACTTTGGGCTGTCGAACATCCTTAGCGGCGTCTGGTACTGGCGGATGGCAGCATGGTCGGGCACCCGCCCGACCTCGCTAAACTGGTCGAATATCGGGGCCGTTGGCGATACTGTCGCGCCGACGATCACCAGCTCGAGCTCCATCAGCGTCGCCGAGCGCAACGGCTCGGGCGTCGCGAACAAGCTGGCTCACTCGCTGACCGCCAACGAGGGGGTGACCTGGGGGATCTCCGGCACGGACGCCTCCCTGCTCGAGCTCGCCGGATCGACTATCCAGCTCGCTGCCAATGCCGACCTCGATTACGAGACGAAGACCAGCTACGCGATCACCGCCACTGCGACTGACTATGCGGGGAATCAGTCGACCCCCCAGACGCTGACGATCAACGTCACGGACGTCAACGAGAACCCGAGCACGTTCACGTTCACCGATGTTAGCGGCGCGACCGTCTCAACGCAGTACACGTCGAACACGATCACGCTCGCCGGGCTTCCGACCGGCTACGCAGCCCCCTACAGTTTTTCAGGCTCGGGCACGCTCTACAAGAACGGGGTCGCCGGTGGGACAGTCGGCACCTGCGTCAACGGCGATCAGTTCTACATCGTCCTGACCTCATCGAGCGGCTACTCGACGTCGCTGTCCGGCACCCTGTCGATCGGCGGCCAGGCCAGCCCGCTGTCGGACACGTACTCGGTCCAGACGCAGCCAGACCCGAACGTTCCGTTCTCGCTGACCGAGGTGGCTACGCCCGCCCCCGCAGCCGGCGGTTCGTCTGCGACCTTCTCCGGCCTAAATTTCGGTACGGCGTCCGCAACGCGCCGAATGATCGCGGTGATCGACTGTTACAACGCCGGCTTCCCGATCGACGGCGGCGTGACTATCGGCGGTGTCGCCGCAACACAGCTTCATTACACGGACAATCAGCTCAGCGTCTGGATTGCGAACGTCCCGACCGGCACTACCGGCAATGTCGTCGTCACCGCCGTCGCGGCTTCGTTCTACATCCTTCGACTCTGGAGGCTCGACGGCGCCAGCCCGACCCCGACCGAGATTGTCGAATACGCCCATAACTGGGACACGAGCCCCTGGGCCCTGTTCACGGTGAACACGCCTAGCGGCGGCGCAACACTCATCGCCTGTGTCGCCGAGACGACGAGCGGAACCGCAAGCTGGACCAATGCAACTGGTGTCAGCCAGGTGACCGGCGGAGCGACGACCCTGGCGACAGCCACCCGGTCGACCGCTGGCTCCGCGGCGGTCTCGATCAACGGCTTCGGCGGCAATTACCACGACGCTATCGCACTAGGATTCGCGCCATGAGGAATGCCAGTAACGTCAAGCATGGCACGCTGGTCTATGCGCCGGTCAATCTCGGCGGCGGCGGCTTCATCACCCGCCTAAAGGTCGCCGATGATGGAACGCTGGTTGCAGGACCCGACACGTGCAACGGCTACTTCCGTCCGGCCGGTGCATCGAAGTGGACACTGATGCTGCGCCCCGGCGACAATATCTCCGCGAGCCTCCTGCCGACGGATCTCTGGAACGCCACATCCGGCGCCTACGATGTCGCAATCTGCGCGACCAATTCAAACATCCAGTGCCTCTACGCGATGGGCTACCTGTTCCGGACGACTGACGGCTGGGTGACGGCGACGCGGACCAATTTCACGCGCAACACCAACATGGTCTCCAACGGCTCCTTCCGCACGACCGGGGCGATGGTTGAAATCGACCCGCAAAACG